AATAGATAATTTATAATCATTCTAAATTAAGTCTTAAAGTGTTGATTTATATATATTATTAGTAGTTTTGATAAACTAAAACTAAAACTATGTCTATAAAAGGTAATCAAAATGCAACAAGTTACAAAAAAGATATTATAATTTCTTTTATTGAAAAGTTCCCAAAAGCGACTACTCACGCTATTTCAAGACTTATTTTTGAAAAACATTCTTTAGATTTTCCTAACTTTGAAGCTGTAAGAGGAAGTGTAAGAAGATACAGAGGCGAAAATTTAAAAAACAATTCTCCTATTACAATTGTAGGTAATAGAACAGATGAAGAAAAAAAACAAGCTATGTCAAAATTCCATCTTCCAGAGAGTGATTATTCAAAAGTAGAAGCTTTTATAATTCCTAAAGGACAAAACAACATCTTAATTTTATCGGATATTCATTTACCTTATCAAGATAACAAAGCTTTAGAATTAGCTATTAATTATGGTGTTGAAAATAATGTTAATGCAATTTATTTAAATGGTGATACTTTAGATATGTACCAAGCATCAAGATTTATAAAAGATAGACGTTTGCGTGATTTAGCTGGAGAGTTAGAAATATGTAGAGAGTTTTTTAAATTATTACAAAATACTTTTAATTGCCCTATATATTTTAAAATAGGAAATCACGAAGCAAGATGGGAGCATTATTTAAAATTAAAAGCACCTGAATTATTAGGAATAGACGATTTTAAATTAGAGCAAATTTTACGCTTTCGTGAATTTGGCGTTACTTTAGTTAAAGATAAACAAATAGCAATGATGGGTAAATTACCTGTGTTGCATGGACATGAATGGTATGGTGGATTTGCACCTCCTGTTAATCCTGCAAGGGGTTTGTTTTTAAAAGCTAAAGAAAGTGCTTTAGTTGGACATCATCATAGAACATCAGAACATACTGAAAAGACTTTATCAGGCGATGTTACTACAACTTGGTCAACTGGTTGTTTATGTGGTTTAGAACCTGAATATGCACCTTATAACAATTACAATCATGGGTTTGCTCACGTTAAAATTGACAAAATAGGTAATTATGAATTGAAAAATTTAAGAATTATTAATTATAAAATAGTTTAATTACTTTTAATAACAACATAAACCCTATTTTTTGGGGTTTATATTTAAACAATTAGTTATGCCAGATATATCAATGTGTACTAATAAATTTTGTCCATCAAAAGAGTATTGTTATAGATTTACAGCAGTACCAACTTTACATAGACAAAGCTTTATGGCTTTTACTTATGCAGAGGGAGAAGATAAATGCGATTATTTTTATCCCAATGGCAATGATTCTATTAAATGTAAATTAGATGGAGTTAAACGAGATGGCGAAATATGCAACATAGATTATTGTACATATCCAAAATGCGTGCAAGATGATTATTGTAAGTATTGTCACAAAACAGATTGCGAACATAAAATGAGTTGTCCAACAAAAAAAATACAAATAAATTTATGAGTTTATCTAACTACCAAAGAATAAACCGAGTAATGAAATGGAATTACAACAAAGGAATAAACAAGGAATCAGTTAATACAGTATTTAGAAAAATAATTAAACAACGATTGAAATATGAAACAAATTAATTTATTTAAAATTAAAGATAATTGGCAAATTATAGTAATTACATCTTTATTGCTTATTGTGTTATTCCAACAATGTGAACCACAGCCATCATTAACTGCTAATTACAAAGCTAATGCGGAGCAATTCCAACAAAAAGCACGCAAAATATCGGTGCAATCAAATGATATTATCGAAGATTATAAAGATGCAATCAAAGTAAAAGATGCTGAAATAGCAAAACTTAAAAGAGATAGTGTTAAAAACTCTAAAATTGTTTACGCTAAATTAAGCGATTTAAAGCGTTATAATAATTCCGACATTGCAAAGTACTACATAGACAGATATAATCAACCACAGGCAATAAAAACAGTATCTACAAATGAAGTAACGATAAAAGATACATTAAGTAGATTTATAATAAGTGATTTGATTAAATATGATGGTGTTAAATACGATTATAAAATATTAACAAATATGTATAGTTTGCAAAATGCAAAGTTTGTAAGTGCTAATTCAACTATTGATACTTTAAAAGTTAACATTAACAATATTTCAAGTGCTTACGAAAGTTCGATTAATGAAAATAAGTTAGCAATTAAAGAAGTTGAGAAACAACTACGAAAAGAAAAGCGTAAAAAAACCCTCTACAAAATAACAACTGTTGCTGCTATTGTTACAGGGGGTTATCTCTTAACAAAGTAAGGTAGTTCAAGTAGAATGACTATTTTTATAGTTGGATGTGGGCGTGTAGAAAAATCCCTCACTTACTTTGTTTTTATAGTTTCTTTATTTCTTGTTTTACTTCTTTCCAATAACTAATAGTTGAAGATACTTGTGTGTAAAATTCATTTTTATGTGGATTAGATTTAATTATCTCATAAACTGCTATTAAAGCACATTGTTTAGCAGTAAATAAATCAACACAACAAACTGTATTTTTTTTATATTGGCATTTGGCATTATCGCAGTAACTTTCGTGTTCGCAATTAGTGCCTACTTTTTTTAAGTATTTATAAAATAATTCTTCTGCTTTTTCTTTTTCATTACTCATAATTCTTTTTCTTTTTTATAGATTTCCAATAGTTCTTTTGCTGTAAAATATTTTCCTTCTCTATATTCATCAATACTTCTATGATATTCATTAAAATTTTTTCCTTGATAATATTTATTATCTAACCACTCTGTAAATCCAATAGCAAATTCATCTGCTATTTGTTCGCATTCTTCTGCATTATAGTTTTTCTTTTCCCAAACTTCTTTTTTTGCATATTTTTCAAACTTTTCTTTTAGTGTCATCTTATTTCTTTTTATGTTTTTCAAACCATTCTCTTGAATTAGTAAACCTTTTAGGTGCTCTAAATATAGTATCTGCCATTTTTGCTAATAGTATAAATACTTCTTCCTCACTATACATTTTTTCTATTCTAAATCCAGTATCTACATTTATACCTTTTATTCTATTTTCAACAGCTTCTTCAAGAGTTTCTTGTTTCATGTTTTTATTTTATTAAATTTATCTTATAAGCCAATTCTAAATACCCACTAAACAATAAATTAGTGCCTCCGTAAAGATACGATAAATCATTACGTTTAATATAATTACCTTTCAATCCAATACAAAAATTATCTAAAATCTCATATTGCACTTTACAGTTTAATCCATAAGACATAAATCCACCATTTCCGCTAAACTCCTTTTCTACTTCGCCACGATTAATTAACGAAAATTCAATACTTGGTGTAACAATTAACTTTTCTGTTATTGGTAATTGATAACCAACACTGCATCCGTAACGTGTAAAAGCTATTCGATTAAAGTTTTCATAGAAAATACCAACGTCAAAGCGATTAAACGAAATCATATTAAATCCAAGTAAGTAATCTACTTCGGGTTTATTTTGTGTTGGCTTACTTCCTACAACAGCATTTCTTACATCAACCCCAGCAGAGAATGAAACGTTTTGCCCAGAAACGAATAAAGGAAACAGTAAAATAATTAATTTTTTCATTTGTCTTAAAATTTAATTAATACCTGTTAGCTGTCTAAATAAGGTAGATAACGTGGGTGTTATGGCTGTTAGCCAATAGTTATGGTTAATGCTACGTTAACGTATCAAAAATTGAAACTTGATTAACATTAGCCTTTTTTTCAATTCCTAAAACAGTTTCAAAAATTGTTCTTCCTGCTTCGTAATCGACAAGGTTACAAGCTATTTTATCTTTTCTTTGAGTTCCTTTATAGCTTGATAAATCTATTTCGTGAAATATTTCATTTGGTTTACTTCCTGATTCAATAAAACCTTTAGGTTGTGGTCTTTCATTTAAACTTGTTGGTAAATTAAAGTTAGTCCAATATAAATGCCTACCTCTTTTTTTAGCTGGTATCAATGGTTCGTAAAAAGGAATTACATTTTCAACAACATATTTACCTCTAAAATAATTATCTAAAAAAATAATTTCTTCATAAAGTTTCATATCTGGGAAAACTGGATTGTAATTTTCACGTTCACTATTTGCTTGTCCAAATCTTATTCTGCTATGTGTAGGGCAAGGCGGAGAACTCCAAATAAAATCAAATTTTTTAAAATTCTCTAATAAATATTGATGCGCATCGCAAACAATTACAATATCATTTGGAAATCGCTCTTTGTACATTCTTGCAAGTTCTTCATCATATTCAATAGCGGTTACTTGAATTTCAATTCCTTTTTCTTTTACAACGTCATCCCATTTATAACGATTACCGCCTAAACAAGCGTAAAGGTTTAATATTTTATACTTTTGCATCTGATAATTTTTTTAATATTTGTAAAGCTTCATCATAGGTTTGTTTGTTCATTGTAATTGACCTTACATAATCAATAAAACAAAATATTTCATCGTATAAATCCGCACTAACCATAACACCAGCTTTGCAAGATTGCTTTGTCTGTGATTTTTTGGAAACTTTATTCATAATTTTAACTGTGTTTTTTATTTGTTAATTTTAGGTTTTGAGGTCGCAACCTCGCAAAGCTGTAAACGTTATAAGCAAGCTGGCAGACGTGCTTCGATTGAACATTTCGTTTCAAAAATTTTAAATAAAAAAGCCCACGCTTTCTAAAAAAGAGAAGGTTTTGATATTTGATTATTAATTCTGCTAATTGCTTTGTCATAATATGTTTTGTTTAGTTCTGAACCTATAAAGTTTCTATTCTCTTTGGCACAAGCCACAGCCGTAGTTCCACTTCCACTAAAAGGGTCAAATATTGTATCTCCTTCTTTTGTGTATTCTAAAATCAATTTTCTAATTAAGTTAATTGGCTTTTGGCTTGGGTGTCCTTCAAATGTATCTTTTGCAAATGATGCAGCCACCGTGCTATTAATCAAATAGTAGTTATAGCATTTATAAGCATTGCCACCGTTCCTTTCAAATATTCGTTCATACATACTACCAACGCCACATTTTTTATCCCAAATATGTATTGATGTATAATTCAAAGGGAAGTCAACTTTTGCACTCCAAAAGATTAATTGCTTACATTCAATATCCTTCATAAAATCAATTATACCTTCAAAATATTTGTATTCATCAGCCAAATAATCGGGATATGGTGGGTCGGTTAATATCAAATCCACTTTACCTAATCTCTTAATTGTATCTAAACAATTCTCGTTATATAATTCTATTCTTCCCACGCTTTTTTTTATTTAAAATTTTTGTTCAGTTCTTCGATTTAACATTTGTGCTAACTAATCCAGCCAGCTTATAACACGTGCTATAAGCAAGTTTGCCATCAACATTTTCGGTAACTTGAACATTTCTGCAAGGCAAACCTGCTAATAGCACCATACGTTATAAATTCATCTCACTATGAAATATAAAAAATCCATCATCTTTAAAATCTATTTTATTATTGAATTTATTACCTACTATTGTAGATACGCTCATAGGAGTACAGCCTACTATTTCAGATATTATTCTTAATCTTTTGTCGTTGCCGTTGAAGTATAATCTTAATACTTCCTGTTTCTTTTTTTCGCTTAAACATCTACTCATAGTTTCCGTTTGTATCTGTTGTTGCTGTATCTGTAATTGTTCCCTCTGTTACGCTTATTCTGTTTAAAACGTAATCAGTTACATTCTCTGCACCTTTTAAATAAACAGCTTCACTAAATACATTGTCTTTTATATCGTTTAAAATCCTAACTTGTTTACATTCTGTTTCATTTAGATTGTTAAATTCTAAATACTGTTCAAATTCTCTTTTGCTTGTTGTAACTACTGCTTTCATCTTTTTTGTTTTTATTGGTTAATTAATTACACAAATTTAAATGCTATTATAATGCGAATTACATAAATTGTTAATTTATAATGAATTTAAATAAGGATTTATTTTATCATATTCAAACGATTCAAACTTATTATCGTCAAGCCATAAAATAATAATGTAATATCCTGAATCTGTTTTTTCTATTCCAGATAATCTAAATGGTCTTTTATTTTTACTAATGCAAAACTTAAAAGGAAAATTCCAAATCTTATCTATAATTACATTATCTACTTTTTTAATAAATGGGTCATTAATATTTACCATATCCTTAATTGCTTTTTTTCTGTTTCAACTGGTTCTAAAATTGTTTCTTTATAAATAACTACATCGTTATTAAAACTAAATAATTTAAAAAATTTTATCTCTATTTCTTCAATTTCATCTTTTCCTAAATAATTTTTTCTTACAAATTCATTACCTACAATTGTGTCATTTAAAGGCATAAAATGTGCATTTAAAATTCGGTTTTCAAATTTTTTATAATATTCATCAGCGAACTCTGTAAATTCTAAAAATTCAATTTCTATTTTCATATTTGTTTTTTTACTGTAACAGGTTGTTACACCTGTTACACCTGTTTTTATTTTATAACTTTTTAATTGTCAAACATTTACGCTCTATTTTCAGCAAGTGTAACAGTAACATGTTACAGTTAACGTAATATTTATAAAATTTTATTTTTTAAAAAATATTTTTTTCTTAAAAAACGCCTGTTACACCTGTTACACCTATTAAAAACGTTGTGAGTACCAATAAAATCAACACTTAACGACTGTAACATAGGTGTAACATACTGTAACATCAAATGTTACACTAAAATTCCTACTTTTTTAAATATCTACTAACTGACATCCTGCTAATTCCTAATAATTCTGCAATTTTTGTACGGTTAAAATCAGGATTTTCCTCATAACATTTTCTTACAAAAGTTCCGTTATCAGTAGCAACAGAAATATTACTTTTTATTTTTGTAGTTTCAGCACTATCTATTTTTATTTTTTTAAATTGATTGATAAAATACTTTGCTAATAAATCAGCTTTTAAAATAGTTTCTTTATTTATTTTAGTTTCTTTAATATCTTTTGAATTAAACATACAATCTAAAAAATGTATAATTAAAGCAAAACGAGGAATGTAAACCTTAATTTTTGCAATCATACTCTTATTGCTTTCTATTTCATCATCTGAATTTTGAATTAAAGAATAACTATTAAATATCGCTATCCACGTTTTAAAGCCATCTGTTGACATTTTACAAACAAATGGTATAATGTTATCGTTTTCGTCTTTCTTTATAAACTGTGCAACGCTATCGCTTATTTTAATAATGCTATCACTCCACCATTCAGAAATATTATCTTCTAAATCAGTTAATGAAAAATTTTCAAATGTTATTTTTTCAGGATAACAAAATAAAAACCTATCAATAAAACCATTTGCTATATTTTCAGTAGTAAATTGCTCATCTAATATTGTTGGTTGTATTCCTCCCATAACCGAAATAAAAGGCGATGCAATGTATAAATCAGGTCGAGATACTCTATTAACTATAATGCTTTCATTTGACCAAATAGATAGCCATTTCTGTTTATCTGAACCATCCCTGTATTTATTCATATCTTTAAACCATCCATCGAGTTCGTCTTTAAAAACTCCGATTGATTTATTGCTTTCATTATGCAGGTTTATTAATGCTTCAATAGTTGTATCTTCTGCAAGTATTTGTTTTTTTATAGGTTTAGCAACAGGGACAAGTTGTGATTGTTCTTTTTTAGAAGCTTCAATATATTGCTCATATTCTTTATATTTGTTTAAATAATCCTCAATCTTTTTTTGATTAATTTTCTTTATTGGTTGTATAATTGGTTTGGTACTTGGTGTTTTACCAAGTCCAGCACGACCAACTAAAGCAATAAATAAAATTGGACTTTCTAACCATCCTTTTTTTGCTTCAATCTTCATAGAGTTACCTATTAAAATAGAAGTCATCCATAGTAAAGCACCAGACATAAAATCTTCATTTAACATTAATCGCTCTTTACAATGTAATATGTATTTTTCTACAACACTTGGAAATATCTCTAAAGGAAATTCAATAGATTTAATCTTATCACTTACAACGGGTATAACTTCTTTTACAAATCGACTTCCATAACCTTGTTTATATAAATCTGAAGCTGCTGCCTTAAAATCATCATTATGATGTTTTTTACAATATACTAAAAAAGGTGTATAAATTTTTTCAGCATCATAAATAGAACCTGTACTGTGTAGGTACATAAATCCATTATCTTTAAATACATAACCTGAATGTGGCGAAGTTGCTCCGTTTCTTTTAATAACGTATTTTTTAGCATGATTACCTACAATTGTAAATTCATCATTTATTAAATCTAAAATAGATATTTTTTGATTATAATCTTCCCAAGGCGTTAATTGACCAATATTATAAACTTTAGTATCTTTTTTAGGTTCAATAGGTTCTTGTTTAATATAGTTGTACATTTTTGAAAATGTCCAAAGTATATCCCTATCATTATCGGAAATATAATCAATATCTAAATATTCTTTTTTAGATACTTTATTATTTTCGTAAATAAAAACATAACCGTATTTACCTCTTGTTTCTATAATAGCTTCTGAATGTCCTTTTAACTTTGCTATTTTTGTATTTTTATCGCATCGTTTTGATTTGTACAAAATATGATACCCATCATTCATAGTTTTGTAGATAACAAACTTGTCATCAAAATCTAAAATGTTATCACGTAAATAACCTAAATATTCATTCCAGAAGTCTGTTTTTTCTTTAGCAGTTGAAAAGACTTTTAAATCAATATCAATAACTTCTAAATCTTCAAAACCTGTTATTATACCTACATTTTTAGTAGCTTTAATTTCGTTTATAACTCCATCTGTATCTGTCCAGTTTTTCCCACCAGCATATTGATAATTTATTAAAAACTGCTCTTTAGTTAATTTTTCAGTTTGTTGTTTCTTCCAACCAAAGTTGGGTATCTTATTTTCTCCTACCGTTAGTAGTGAGAATTTTTCAAGTAATTTTAAATAGTACATATATAAAAAAATATATCCCTACGGTTTCGTTGTGGTGGCAACTACTCCCGTAAGGATAATTAATAATGCTTTTAAAGTATCAATTCCACCAAATTGATATAGCTACAAATTTAATAAATAGTTATCAAACCATTCTACAAAATCATCAAAAGTTTTAACAATTATGTATATTCCCATTGATTTTTCTATTGAGTTTTGATATTCTTTTTGAGCATCGGATTGCCTGTCCTTTGCCCATTTAATCTCAATCTTTACGGAACGCCCCTTTATTGTTGCCGAAATATCAGCTGTTCCTACGGTGCTTGTTCCTTTAGTCCATACGCCACTACCAATTGTGCGAACTCTACCTATAACGTCTGTAACTTGTTTTTTACCATCTCGGTATTGTCCTTGCGAACTAATGCGTTCTGCTTGGCAGTTATTCAAGGTTAAAAAATCTATTACTAAACGTGTTAAATCATTTGCTCCTGTTTCTTTTAACTTTGGTGGCGGTATAGCATATTCACGACCTATAAAAGATGGATAACGCAGTAGCTTATCTTCAATATAAAGTTTTGTAAAACGTTCTTTGTTTTGTTTGTTCATGTTATTTATATTCTTTATCAAAAATGTAATAAAATTTGTTTTGCATAGTTTGAAAGAAGTTGCTTTGTCTAACTGTTTTATTTTCATAAAACTTACTTAAAACTGGAAGCAAAAGATTCTGTAATTCTCTTGCTTTATCTTGTATTTCTTTTGTCTGTTTAGTAGGCGTCATTACTGGTTCATCAATTTCTTGAACCAGTAAATCAACCAATACTAACATTTTTGCTAATTTCTTTTGCATTAGAATAATGTTAATGTTGCGTTTTTTTCATCTACAAAAGCTTTATGATTATTTGAATTTAAAGAAAAATAGCTTTTTTTTAATTCTATTGATATTGATTTTCTATTCATTTTAATAGCAGAGCAACCCTCTGAACCAATACCTCCAAATGGACTAAAAACAGTTTCGCCCTCGTTTGAATATAAATGTAATATTCTTTCAATAGTATCTAATTGTAATGGGCATATATGTTTTTCATCATTGCCATCACGCCCAGACCGATATTGTAATGTTCTTGAATAATCAATATCATACCAAACTGGAGAAGCATATTTCTGCCATAAATCAACAGGTAAATAATCAAATTTTGAACTATCTTTATCTTGATGAGTTATCGGAGTTTTATTTTCGCCTTCATTTCTAAAAAATAAAACATAATCAGGAATTCCAACTCTTGACATTACACTATCTTTTTTAATAGTTTTATGAAGTAATCCTAATGCTTTTGTTCTTTGCATTTCTGTTACTGGATTCTTCCAAATTGTAACTTTTGAATGATAAATAAATCCCTCCTCTTGAAACCAATTAATAAGCATTCCGCTAAAATCACGCAATCCAATATATCCTTCTTTTCCTTTTTGTATTGGCAAGTCCATACAATGAATAGCACAAATACGCCCGCTTTTTAAGACTCTTTTTAATTGCGGTACTAAATATTTAAAATGTTCTTGAAATTGATTATAGTTGCTTACATTTCCCATATCCTCTTCTTTATCACTATAAACATATAATTCTGCAAATGGTGGAGAAAAAACAATAACATCAGCACAATTATCAGGAAGCTTTGCTGTTTCTTGTACACAATCTCCATTTATTAAATGGTAGTTTTCTGTTTTAATTTCTTTGTTCATAATTTTTACTTTTGATTTTGCTGTTTTATAATTTGTTTCTGCTGAATATAATGCCATTTCTCTGATTCTTTCAAAGTGTTGTTTTTCTTTATCTAAAATAGTAGTTCTTACATTAGTTTGGCTTTCAGGAATAAGAATATGTACTTTTACTTTTTTCTTTTGTCCAAAGCGATAGCATCGTCTAACGGCTTGATAAAATGCTTCAAACTTAAAATCATAACTCATAAAAATCATATCGCTGCATTGTTGATAGTTCATTCCAAATGATGCAATAGATGTTTTTGTAATTAAATTTTTAAATTCATTATCGGAAAAGCCATTTAAATATTTTGCTTTATATTCAGGAGCATCAGACCCTTGAACATTAATAGAATTATCTAATAACTTTGAAAGTGTATCAGTTTCGCTATTTTTTAATCCCCAAATAATACATTGATTATCTATATTATTTACAAGTTCTAAAGTTTTAGTAATCCTTAAATCAAAACTTCTATTCAAGTCTTTATGTAATTCAGTAGCAGAAACAGCTACATCGCAAAATAAAGACTGGCTTAAATTTTCAACTGGTATAATATGTTCAATATATTCTATTTCAGGAAGAGTATAACCATCGCCATTAAATCCTAAAGTAATTGGATTATCAATAGCAATACTCCAGCTTGATACATACTTCCAAAATGCATCCTTTGCGTGCTTTCTTAATCGCCATTTTGAAGTTTCTCCTCCATCATGAACAAAGAACATAGCCAACATTTCTAAATAACTCATTCCTCCTAAAAATTCAGAATGTTGCCCTAATTCCATATGGTCATTTGGTGATGGTGTTGCAGTACAACAAAGCTTATAAGGAGTTGATTTAAACAATTCTAAAATTAAAGATGAAGTTTTGCCATCTCTACCTTTTAAAATTGAACTTTCATCAAGTACAACTCCTGAATAAATAGAAACATCAATATTTTTTAACTGCTCGTAATTTATAATATCAAAATGTTTATTTTCAATATTAAATTTTTTAGCTTCTTTTTTTGTTTGTTCTATAATTGCCAAAGGAGCAAGTATTAATACTTTCTTTTTTGTTTTAATTGAAACTTGTTTAGACCATTCTAATTGACAAAATGTTTTACCTAATCCACAATCAAAAAATAAAGCAAATTTACCTTTAAATAAAGCTGTTTTTACTCCAAACTTTTGAAAGTCTTTTAATAATGGATTTAATTTATCTTCAGAAATATTAAACCCGCTTTCAATAAATGTTTTTCTTTTAGTTTCTAAAAAATTTGTATAATTCATATATGTTTTGTTTATATTTAAAAAGGTAAATCATCTTTATCATTAATTGAATTACTAACTATTTCAGCTTGATGTACTACTACATCATTTGCATTCCAAACGGTTGTAAATCCTTCTCCAACATAAACGGTATCGGCTTTAGCTTCACGCTGCTCTTTTGTTTGAATAACACAAGCGAAATGCGTTTTATCAATTCTGTACTTATCAGAAGTAAATATAGTTTTAGGTTCTTTTACCTCAACTAATTTAAACTTAACCTCTTGTACTTCTACATCTTGACCATCTTTGTTTTTGTAGTTACGCTTTGTAACTAAATTTCTTAATGCCTGTGCATTTAATGTAACTTGAATTTCTGCCATAGTTTCTAATATTTAATTGTTTTTATAAATTCTCTAACTTCTAATACTTTGTTTTGCAACTGCTCAATAATTTCTGCGTTGTATTCTATATTAAAATGCTTAATTCTATATTTAGCATCCATATCATCATAGTTGTGTTTTTCTTCATACGTCAACTCATCTGGAGTGTTTAACAATACATAAACTAAACAAGCTTTTGTGCATCCCGTTAAGTGCATATAAACCTGTAATTGATAGTAATAATCTTTAGTTGGTATATCGTTATCAAACAAAGGAAATGTATAACAATCCCAGCTGCATTTAGTATCGTAAACAACACCATCTACAATTAAATCTGGAGTTCCACAAAAGTAATTATCTTCAAAAAATTGCTCATTCTTAATAGCAAACGACAAATCTAATAATTCAATAGTTTTATCAATCGCTTCATCCTCTAACCATAAACCTTTAGATAAATATTTGTTATTGATATTTTTTCTAAATCCGTAGATTTGTTCTTTCATCCAATCGTAAACATAACTTTTAGTTGTTTCCGATAGTGTTTCAGACTTTGCTCTTGGAGCAGTCATAAGTTTACCAGCAGCAGATGCCCTAATTTTAAATAAGTTGTTTTGCGTTTTCATCTGATAAATTGTATTTAGTTCTTATTTGTTCAATTGTATAATTTCCTGTTGCAACAGCTTGTTTAACCTTATACCAGTTTGGATGCTCTGGAGTTAGTTCAATCAGCGTTAAATCTAATTCATAACTTATTAAATCTTTACGGTTTAAATCTGCACCGAATAATTTCCCAAACATATCACAAGCATCTTTTATAGCTATTGTTTTAGCAACAGGAAAAGCCATTGATAACGCTCCATTATTTATGTTTGCTAAATCCGATGGCGATGTTCCTTTTGCAGTTTGTAATTGACAAGCACCAATACCATCATGAAACAACCAAGTATTATCAATCGGATGTAAATAGTGAACTCTAACTGTTACCCATACGCCATTAAATGATTGACCTTGTCCAGTAATTTCAATCTTATAAGTTTTAAAGATAGTTTTTAATAAATATTCTATTCGTTCAATAGGTAAGTATTTATAACCTCTGATAAACGTATGCTCTTTTACCCATTCTTGTTTTGGTGGCTGGTTCATTAAAGTAACAAATACGTCTTGTTTTTGTGTTGATAATTTATCAGAATAAATATCTACAATTTTAGGTAAGTTTTTCATATTAAATAATTGTCTTTTAAAAATCTATTAATTTCATCGATGTGTATTTTACGTTGGTAATTTTTTCCAACTGTTGTAATTAAACCTAAAGCAATTTTATTATAAATAGTCTTTTTACTCATCGGTGTATGTTCGTTAATCTTACCAAGTGCCTCTGTAATGGTGTAATACTTATTCATTTTTTTTAAATTTATAATTATACTTTTGTTTAATTTCAGCAGCACGATTATGAAATGTATGTATTATCTTTTTAATTTCAAATTCAATTTGGTTTGGGTCAAACCTTGCAGTATCAATTCCATGTTTGTCGCAAAAGGCGTAATAGTTTTGTAAGTTCATAGTTTTTAGTTTTTAATTAATTTTTTAGTTTTATAATCGATAGTTACATAATGCCAGCCATCTTTTATTTTTTGCAACTCCTGTTGCTTTGCAATCTCTAAAACTTTATAAGCTTTATTTTTTATATCTTTAATTTCATCAAAGATTGTTTTTTCGTTGTTTGTTTTTTTACTCATCTTAAATTGTTTTTTAAAGTAGTTAGTTGATTTGCCATATAAGTATGTTCTAATTGTTTTGATAAATCAATAAGAAAATCTATTTTTTCAAATGCTTTTGCTTTTTTTTGCTTTGCTAAATTTATAGCAAAGTACAAAGGTTCTATTTCTTCAGTTGCTAAATAATGTTCTAAACAATCTGAAATATCAACCGAATCAAAAAATGTTTCGTGTTGCTCTGTCGGGTCAATTCCTAAACTCATTATGCAAATAATTTTAAAAGGTTAATAAAAGAAACGCTTTCTTTTGTAGTAGCGTCTAATAATCTAAAAGCATCTCCGATTGTAAGTTCTACAATAAAATTACTGTTTTTTAATTTTACTTTTAAATCCTTTACAATCATAGGATAAGTGTCTGCTTCTTTTTCTAACTGTTCTTTGTATTCAGGTAGTAGTTTTTCAAAAAGTGTTGCTATCATAGTTCAAAAATTAAATTGATTAATATTCTTCCAGTAAAATAGCACAGTATTACTAATGCTATTTGGTATTGTGTTTGTCTTTTCATAATATTTAGTTTTTAATTATAAGCAAACTTACAACAAATTACACAACCTTGCAAACTTTTACACAATTTATATTAATTCTAAATAATATTTTTTTATTCCGATTATTATTATTTACTTTGTAAGTATGATAAAAGGTAAAATATTAATTGAAGAAGAAGAAAACCAAGCTTTTAGAAATTTCTATTTTAACGAGAATAGTTGTGATGGCTGTTACATTATAGATGAAGAATTAATGGGAGTTATTTTAAACGGTCAAGAATATATTTTAGAATACAATAATTCTATTTTTGAAATGCTTAAAAATGTTATGCAATTAAAAACATTAAATCTAAACTAAACCATGTTGGATGAACTTTGCAAAAGAGATAACGAATGGCGTAAAATGGCTATGTTCTTTTGTAAAAATAAAGAGGATGCAGATGATTTAGTCCAAGATATGTATATTAAATTTGCAAATTATAATAAACCATTAAACGATAATTACATTTTTTTTGCTCTTAAAAGTTTATTTATTGATACTAAACGTAAACAAAATAAATATATAGAAATATCAATAGACGATTTAAGTAATTTTAAACAACTAAATAATGAATACTGTTTGGAATCTGATATGTTTAATGAAATTACGTTACATAAAATAGATAAACTACCTTATTTTGAAAGAGAATTATTAAAAATAACAACGCAAGAGATAAGCCAGCGTGAACTTGCACGACAAACGAATATTAATTTAAGAGTTATACAATCAACTGTTAAACAAACTAAAATACAATTATGGGAAGAACTAAAAAGATTAAAGGATTAGGCGATGTAATTGCAACAGTTACCGAAGCTGTTGGTATTGAACCCTGCACCGGATGTAACCAAAGGAAAGAAAAACTTAACAAACTATTTCCGATTGGAACTAAAGAGTTAAGCGATGAACAATATGATTATTTAACACACTTCTTTAAAGCTGATTATAAAATATTAAATACCGAACAACAAATACAACTTATGAATATTTATTGCTATGCTTATAATTATCAAGCATTTGAACCTTGCGTTAATTGTAGCGGAGTATGGAAGTCTATTATAAGTAAGTTAAGAAAGTTAATTGAATAAATTAATCAATTAATTTAGATTAATTATGGATAAGAGAAAATTAAACGGGGGACATTCAACTAAACCTATAAATCCAAATGATGGAAGATTATCTACAAAATCAGATAATCAAAAGCTTATTGAAAATATAAGTCCTTATTCTGAAAAAGCACATAGTGTACTTGGAGAAGCAATAGATAGAGGAGAAAAATGGGCAGTTGAATTATGGTTCAAATACTTTTATGGTATGCCTAAACAAGTAATTGACCAAAATAGTAATGTTAATATAAGTAATTTTAATTTAAAAGATATAATTAATTTTAAATAGTGATAACTCTAAACAATAAATATAAATCATTATTTGAAAACGATACTCGTTATTTTATTATAACGGGTGGTAGAGGTTCGAGTAAATCATTCGGGGTTGGTACATTTACCAACCTTTTATCTTTTGAGGCAGGACATAAAATACTATTCACTCGACAAACAATGACATCTGCTCACTTGTCAATTATTCCAGAGTTTCAAGAGAAGATTGATTTGATGCAGCTAAACCAAGTATTTGAGATAAACAAATCAGAGATTAAAAACAAACAATCAAATAGTGAGATTATATTTAAAGGAATAAAAACAAGTAGTGGCGACCAAACGGCAAACTTAAAATCGTTGCAGGGTGTTACAACATGGGTGCTTGATGAAGCTGAGGAGTTAACAGATGAAACTACCTTTGATAAGATTAACTTATCTATTAGACAGAAAGGAAAACAAAATAGAGTAATACTAATACTTAACCCTGCTACTAAAGAGCATTGGATTTATAAACGCTTTTTTGAAGATAAAGGCGTTCCAGATGGATTTAACGGCATCAAAGATGATACTACTTATATTCATACAACCTATTTAGATAACATTGATAATTTAGATAGTTCTTTTGTTAATGAAGTAGAACGATTACAAATATCTAATCCAAATAAATATAAACATCAAATACTCGGGGGTTGGTTATCAAAAGCGGAGGGAGTTGTTTATTCCAATTGGGTTATTGATAAATTTATAGATACTAACTTTGGTTGTTACGGTCAGGATTTTGGATTCAGTATTGACCCGACAACACTCATAAAAATATCTATTGATAAAAATAATAAACGAATTTATGCAAAAGAATGTTTATACAGACCGCAATTAACTACAACTGAAATATACAACGAAAATATAAAGCACGTTGCTAAAAACGATTTAATAGTAGCTGATAGTGCAGAACCTCGTTTGATTGCTGAACTAAAACAACGTGGATTAAATATCAAAGGTGTTGAAAAGCCAAAGATAAAAGACCGTATCGCAATAATGCAAGACTATCAACTTGTAATAGATAGTGAAAGTATTAATCTAATTAAAGAATTAAACAACTACTGTTGGCACGACAAAAAAAGCGAAACACCAATTGATGACTACAATCACTTGCTCGATGCGTTTGGTTATGCAGTTTGGGAAATGTTATCTAAAACTAAAAAATCTAAATTCGATATTCGCTAAATCAAAATAGTATTTCTACGTTATTATAGTATGAAATTAACTATACCAACGTCATTAAAAGAAATACCACTAACTAAATTAGTAGAGTGGGAAAAATCCACAAAGACAGATAACGAAGCTGTATCTATATTGTGTGATATAGATAATGTAACGCTTTTAAAGTTAAAAGATATACAAGAAATATCTGCTATTTTAAAAGATGTATTAAATTCAGAATGTGAATTTGTAAGGCGATTTACTTACAAAGGAATTACTTATGGTTTTATTCCAAACCTTGAAAACCTATCAGCAGCAGAGCATATTATTTTAGAACAAGCGATGGCATCGCCTGATACTTGGCATTTAGCTATGTCTGTATTGTACCGACCAATTACAAAGATTAAACGGAATTGGTTTAAAAGGTCAGAACCTTTCTACGATATTCAAAAATTTAAAGAACCAACCAACGTTTTTATAGATGCTCCAAGCGTTTATTATTTAGGTGCTTGTGTTTTTTTTTTCAATTTAATGAAAGAATTAGAAAGTTATATGATAACTTATTCAACGAATATACTGAACTCGAACAAACATCTGAAAGCCGATTTAATCAAAAATGGGGGTGGTATGTTAGCGTAAGAGCATTGTGTGAATTAAGTCATAAAGAAGAAGAAGAAATATTAGAATATAATATACATAAGTTTTTACGAATACTGTCTTTTGAGAAAGATAAAGCTGATGTAGCAATGGAAATGATTAAGAAAAAAACAAAACAATGAGAGGATTTTATTTAACAATACAATTATTAAAAGACTTACTTGAAGAGGATATAAATGTACATACTATTGTACATGGTTTAAAATCTACAATGGATATAAACAAAAAAAATATATTTCCATTAGCACATTTACAGGTAACATCTTCAACTGCTGACAATCAGTATATCTCTTTTACTTTTGAGGTTGCTGTATTGGATATAAGAAATATATCTAAAAAGATTGTAACAGATAAATTCCTGCAAAATGATAATGAACTTGATAATTTAAATACTACTCATGCTGTATTAAATAGACTTATAACTAAGTTACGATTAAGAAATAACACAGATAAGATTGAACTAAATAACATACCAACTATAACACCTATTATTTTTGAGGAGATGAATTTATTAGATGGTTGGAGAACAGAAATAGAATTAATTATTCCTAATACTGAAATCAATGTCTGTTAGTAAAAAGCAAACAGAACAAGCGTTAAAGCAATTTATAAATGAAGTTGTTTCAAAGGCACGAACTAATTTAGCAAAGCGTGGTAAAAATGCAACAGGTAATTTATCAAAGTCTATTAGTGGCGATTATAAAGTAAGTGATAATAGTTTTGAACTTTCATTTTCTATGGAAGATTACGGAACGTTTCAAGACTTGGGAGTTAAAGGTGCAAAGTCAAGTGTTAAAGCACCGAACAGCCCTTACAAATATGGAACAGGAACAGCACCAAAAGGAATGTTTAAAACAGCTATTAACGCTTGGGTTATTCGTAAAGGAATAGCACCAAGAGGCGAGGGAGGTAAGTTTGCAAGTCGTTCCAATATGTTATTCAATATAAGACGTTCAATTTATAATACAGGTATTAGACCGAGTATGTTTTTAACAGATGCTTTTAATTCCGGATTTAAAGGATTAGATGAAACAATAACAGAAGCATACGGATTGGATGTTGAAACATTTTTAAAATACACTTTAAACGCTAAATAATGGATTACTCAAGTTTTATAATTACATTTAATGATATGCCTTTGGCAGATGATGTTATTAATATAAATGAATCATTAACAAGTACTGATTTATCTTTTATATTTAAAGCAGATAGAGTTAATCCATTTGAGGTTAAAATTCCAAATGCTGTAAATATTGCTCCAGATGGCGACCCTCCTTTTTATATTTATTCGGGTTATGTATCTTTAAATTATAAGACTGCTTTTGATATTGATTATAGTGGTTATACAGTTACTTATACAACAGGTGCAAGCGGAACAGGATTAGGAACAGTAACTGTAACTGCTAATTTTTTAAATGCAGAGTTTACAGAAATTGAAGTACCTACCGGAGTTAGTGTTGTTATTAATAATGCTGAACCTATACCTATTCCAATTGAAATAACAGACGTAGCTTTTACAACAAGTGACACACCTTGTGATACAGTTACGGTAACTGTAACTACAAATGTATTAGCTGTAAATGTAACATCGCCAGTTGTTATAAATCCAAATGCTGATAATCCTTTTACATTTGATTTTGCAAGAGGCGAAGAAATTACAATTTATGTTATCGATGCAGAAGATAATGATTATAGTACAACAGTTAATACGCCTCCTTTTTTAGATGCTAATTTATTTACAGTAACAACCGTTAATACAATCGAGGGTTATGTTACAACAGTTAGCAATACTTTACCAATAGGATTAAATTTAGAATATACTATCAACGGTATTGATTGGCAAGGTACAAATATATTTTACGATGTACCTTTAGGATTAAACAATATACTTGTAAGAGATAACTTTGGTTGTTTTATATCGTTAGATTTTGAAATAGAAAGAATTATACTTCCTATTTATGTACGTTCAACATATTCGTTAAGAATGACTCCAGCAGTTGCTTTTGATGCTGCACAGTTAGATGTTTATACTTATACAGGCAATGTAAATAATGAACCTGTTACGCCTGATTATACACTTACTAAACCAGTTGTTGAATTAGGACAAACATCTATTTCATTTGATATTAATTATTTAGCATCTGAAAAAACACAGCCCGACATTGCAGGTTATATTTTAAGTGGTTTGCAAAATACAAATACAACAGATACTTGTTGGATGAAAACATCAGGTACTTGTTTTAATGGCGAAGAAGAAGTTTATTCTATTTCAAGTATCATTATTTGTATGTATGGTTATGGTAGATTTACACAAGGATATAATCCAACAATCGACAAGCCAGTATTGATTACCAATTTAAATCAAAGACACTTTCAAGGTTATGATAATCGTATTTATTTTATAACAGATAAATTAACATCTATTGATGTAACTAATAGCGATGGAACTATAAACATACCTATAACTGCTAATTTAGATTATAATTATGAGTATGTACAATCTATAAATATAAAAGACTATGATACATTTGGAAATGTAACAGTTGTTTTTAATTATGAAGATAGCGTAACTTATACATTACTATTTGAAGTATTAGAAGAATGTAAATACGATGTAATCAATTGTGTATTTATAAATAGATACGGTTTTCCTCAATCTTTTTTCTTCAACAAAGTATCTAAATATACGGATGACGTTACCGATGAAGATTACAGAGGTTTAACTGCACAGTTTGGAGTTTATGATACAACACAACATCAGTATGTAAATTATAATTTAAATGGAAGAACTAAAATAGATGTTAACACAGATTATTTAACAGATGTTGAAAATGAAAATGTAAAGCAACTTTTATATTCTGAAAAGAAATGGTTTATACAAAATGATATTGTTTATCCTGTTAATTTAGAAACTAAATCTATTAGCTATAAAACTTCATTAAACGAAAAGTTAATACAATATGCAATGAGTTTTAAATATTCATTTGATGATATAAACAACGTTCAATGATAAGCACAAAGTTATACATATCGGGTAAAGAAGTAGATTTTTTTAAGGATGAGAACATAGAATTGAACTCAACCGTTCAAAATATTGCTGATATTTCTAAAACTTTTAGCGATTTTACTCAAAATTTTACAGTTCCTGCAAGTAAAAACAATAATAATATCTTCCAACATTACTATAATTCAGATGTTGATGGTACTTTTAATGCTAATATTCGAGTAGAAGCGTCTATTGAAATAGGTAATTTGCCTTTTAGATATGGCGTTATACAACTTGAGGATGTTAAAATGAAGAATATGCAGCCATCAAGTTATAGTTTGCGTTTCTTTTCAAAGGTTGTAAACTTGTCAGATAGGTTTGGAGAAGAAGAATTGACAAAATTAGACTTAACAGATTATAATCATTCGTTTACAACAGATATTTTAGAAGCTACATACGATGAAACAATAAGCGGTGGCGATATTTATTATCCTTTAATTTCATCAATTAGAAACTTTGAAGTAGGAACTGCTGATGGTAACGATATTACTACTGTTGGAGGAAAGATTAGATATGTAGATTTAAAACCCGCTATTAGATTAATACGATTAATTGAAGCGATTGAAACAAAGTATAACTTTACTTTTTCACGTGATTTTTTAGGGCGTGCATCTTTTGGTAATTTATTTATGTGGTGTCATAATACTGAAAATAAATTAACAGTAGCAAATGACCCTGCAATTTCAACAGTAGTAGATTTGACAAGTGCAGGAGATTTAGGTTTTTATGGAGTAACTGTAAACACTACAACAAATGTCGTAGATTTTCCATCCGGTATTCCTTTAAGATTAAGATTAAATGTTACGCCAGAAGCTGGATTTGAAGATGTTGTTTATAATGTTTATATCACAGATGAATTTGATGTAGTATTAAATAGTTTTGTAAATTTTACAGGAACTACAAATAATGTTTTTAGAAATGTAAATGTAGCAAGAAAATTTAAATTTAGAGTTTCAAGTAATTCGCCTTTTGACTTTACAGTTAGAATAGCAGTTGATAATAGAATATATCCAATTGTTACAAAAATAGCAACGCAAGGAATAACAAGCATAGTAGGAAACGTTTCTATTGCGGCTAATATGCCAAAGATAAAAGTAAAAGATTTTATCAGCTCTATTATTAAAATGTTTAATTTAGTTTTAATTCCAAACGGATTTGGCAATTTTACTTTAATACCTTTAGATGATTGGTACGCAAACGGCAAAGGAATTAATATTACTAAATATGTAGATAGCAAAGAGGTTACTGTTAAACGACCAAAGTTATTTAAGAAGCTTGACTTTATGCATCAAAAGTCAGGGCAAATATTAAATGAACAATTTAGAGAAAATAACGGAGGTTTATTAGGTTATGGCGATTTAGGAACAACATACGATATTGATGGTACTGATTTAAAAATAGAAACGCAATTTGATAATCTTATGTTTGAAAGATTAACAGATAGAACAACACTTGATATTACAAATATACAAGTAGGCAAATCTATTAATAAAACACTTCAACCATATTTAGGCAAACCATTTATATTTTACAGAAATGGTTATCAGTTTTATGATACACCGATTAAAACAAATGCTGGATTTGATTTAACGTACACATGGCAAACAGCAACAGAAAACGATGTAATACTTGAACAAGTTAGACAATCGGTTAATTTTTCAACAGACCCTTCTACATTCTTTTTTGCAGAAATAGATAAAAATTTATTCAGCAATTATTGGCAAGATTATATTTCAGATTTATATTCTACAAAAAGAAGAATATACAATTATAAATGTAAACTACCAATAGCAACGCTTATAAATATCAACTTAAATGATAGGATTGTTATTTCAGATAAGGCGTATATTATAAATAATATGCGTTCTAATTTAACAACAGGCGAAGTTAATTTTGAACTTTTAAATTACATTGGAAATCCATTATCTTCTGATGTAAATGCAATTCCCTTTACTGCTGATACAATAGAATATTCTGCTGACAACGATATATTAACTGCTGATATGGAATATATTATAACAGGTATATTATCATCAGAACCAAACGGAATAGAATATGACCAAGTATTAGCTACTATTGCACAACAAAAATATGATTTAAAAATAACTGCAAATCAAGAATATTTAGTTACAAAAGTAGATACAGGCGATGGCACAGGATGGGTTACTTTAGAGAATGAAACAGGTTTAAAAACAGGAATATTAGTTATAAATGTAGACAAATATACATCAGCTTTATCTGATTTAGAACTTGTTAGAAGTATGGAATTGAATATAAATATAGCTGATGAAGATTTTACTTTTACAATAACACAACAACAAATAACATGATAGCAGATATAATAAAACTATTAAATAGTTTAGATTTTTATGGAGCAAGTGATACTATTCAATTTGCAAAAGGAGCTTATCGTTGTCCAACATCTGTAAAAGAAAATTTTAGCCATTACAAAAGATGGATTTACATAATTTTTAATAATAAGAAATAATGGCAATAAAAAAAGTTATAGAAATTGATGTTGATGTTGTAAAAGCTGCTGGAGGTCTTGACAATTTTACAAAGAATTTTAAAGAAACTGAAACAGCGGCAAAATCTTTAAAAGCACAACTTCGTGAGGCACAACAAGAAGTTGCACAACTTTCTGAAAAGTTTGGAGCAACATCTCGTGAGGCGGTTGAGGCTGCAAAGAAAGCAGCTTTATTAAAAGATAGAATTGGAGATGCAAAAACACTTACCGATGCGTTTAATCCTGATGCAAAGTTTAAAGCATTAAGCGGTGCTTTAACGGGTGTTGCTGGTGGATTTAGTGTTGTTACTGGTGCGATGGGTACACTTGGAGCAGAAAGCGAAAGCACACAAGAAGCTATTTTAAAAGTGCAGTCAGCTATGGCAATAGCAAGTGGAGCACAAGCAGTTGGAGAAAGTGTTGACCAATTTAGACAACTTGGAGCAGTTGTAAAATCTTATTCAATAGTACAGAAAGTAGTAACTGCTGCACAATGGTTATTTAATGCTGCTATGGCTGCAAATCCAATAGGTGCTATTGTAGCTGCTGTTGCTGCTCTTATTGCTGCTGGATATGCTCTTATAAAAATGTTTCAAGCTTCAAGTGCAGCAGCCGAGGCAAGTGCTAAATCAAACGCTAAATTAAGCAATGAAATTAAAAACTTAAAAGAGCAAACTGAAAAATCTAATATAGAGAGTGAATTAAGTAGAGATACGCAGTTGAGAATGGCTAAAGCATCTGGACAAAGTGCTGATGCAATTAGAAAATTATCTGAACAATTAGCAATGCAGGAGGTTATTGAAAAAAGACTAAATGCAGTTAAAGCACAATCTTTATTTTTAGAAGCTCGTAGAAAATCAGAAGCTGACAAAGATAACGAGGCGTTACAAGAAACAACCAAAGCTGCTAAAAAAGCTTTTGATGAACAAAATAAAATATACAACGATGCTTTATTGGAGCGTAGAAAATTAATAATTTCAAATAGAGTTGAAGAAGTACAGGAGAGAACAAACGCAAATAAAAAAGCTAAAGAAGATGCTGAAAAATTAAGTACAGAACAAATTGCAGAAAAGAAAAAAACAGATGAAGAATTAAGAAAAGCGGAAGAAGATAGAATAAAAAGCATAGCTAAATTAGAAGAAGATTATATAAAAGAACTTCAAAATATTAATGCTAAATCCGACCAAGAGAAATTAGATTTACAAAAGAAAAGAGAATTAGAAGAAATTAATTCTCTTACAAAAACAGCACAAGAAAAAGAAAGTCTGTTACGATTATTTGATGAAAAATATATTACGCTTCAACAAGAATTAGACGCTAAAAATGCGGAGGCAACAAGAGTAAAATTAGAAGAAGAAACAGCTTTAAGAATTGAAAAAGAAGATGCGGAATGGTTACGTTATCAGGAATTGACTTTATCAAAAGCCGATTATGATAAGTTATTATTAACGCAAAAGTATGAAGAAGAATATTTAGCAGCAGAGGGCAATGCTGCACTTCAAAAAGAATTACAAGAAAAATTAGCAACTGATATAAATGCTATTGACCAAAAAACAGCAGAACAAAAGAAAATATTAAGACAACAAGAAATACAAGCTGCTGGACAAACATTCGGAATTTTAGCGGATTTAATGGGCAAGCAATCTAAAGCAGGAAAAGCTTTTGCGGTTGCTCAAGCATTAATAAATACTTATCAAGGTATTACAGCAGGTTTAAAATTAGGCTATCCGATGGCAATACCAGCGGTTGCATTAGCTGCTGTAACAGGTTTTGCAGCAGTAAAAAATATATTAAAGACAGACCCAAAAAGCGGAACAGGTGGTTCAACATCAGCACCAAGTGGAGGAGGTGGAGGAGAAACACAAGCACCTCCGCAATTTAATTTAGTAGGTCAATCATCTACAAATCAATTAGCATCTACAATAGCTGGACAACAAAATAAACCTATGCAAACATATGTCGTAGGAAATCAAGTTACTACACAACAATCTTTAGATAGAAACGCTGTGCAAACATCAACATTTGGTTAAAAAAATACGTCAATAAAAAATTAATACGTTATTACATTATGAAACTATTTGAATTAGTACTATCAAATGAAGATTTACAAGGCGTGGATTGCATTTCTGTTGTAGAAGAAGCAGCTATGGAAGCTAAATTTATTGCTTTATCTTCTGAAAAAAAGTTTGAATTTAAAGAAGTAGATAAAAAGAAATTGATATTAATGGGTATCATTATGAAGCCCAATAAAGAAATTTTAAGAATCGACCAAGATACAAACGAACAATATAAAGTTTTCTTTTCAGAGCAAACAATAAGACGAGTATCTGAATTATATTTTAAAAAAGGCAATCAAAGAAACTTTAATTTAGAACATAATTCAAGCGAAAAATTAACAGGATATTTAACAGAAAGTTGGATTGTTGAAGATACAAAAAAAGACAAATCAGCTCTTTATAATTTAGGTGCAGAAGTTGGCGATTGGGTTGGTACACTAAAATTTGATAGCGAAGAAGAATATAATAAAGCACTTCAATCAGGGACAGGTTTTTCGATTGAGGGTTTATTTGAAGAAAAAATAACTTTAAAAAAAGAGGATATGGATTTTAAACAATTGAAAGAAGAACTTGTAACTGAACTAAAACAAATGTTCACAAAACAAGTTAAGTTAGGTCAACTGAAATCAGAGGATGGAAGTATGACTTTTGAATTTGATGGCGATGCTCCAACGGTAGGAATGGCAATCGCAATAGTAACACCAGAGGGTAATGTTCCGTTGCCTGTTGGAGAATATGTTATGGAAAATGGAGCAACTGTAAAAGTTACTGAAGTAGGTGTAATTGCAGAAGTATCCGCAAAAGAAGATGTTGTTCAAGAAGATATGCAACAACCACAAGCACCAACTATGTCAGATGTATCTGAATTGAAAAATGCTATTAGTTCAATGTTGATTAAATTTAATCAAGACATGGAAGTAAGATTATCTTCTATTGAAACTAATTTAAATGCACAAAAACAAGAAAATGAAAATTTGAAAGTTGAACTTTCAAAAACTCCAGCAGTTGAAAAAACAGTAACAGCACCTTTTGAAAAAAGTTCAAAAGTAGAACTTTCATTAATGAGTAAAGCACAAAGATTACAATACACAATTAATCAAACAAAAAAATAAAAAATGGCAACAACAACAACAACAGTAGCGGGAAATCAACCGCTTTTAGATTTAACAAAAACATTATCAGTAGCGGGAGCATTAACAATTGATGATAGTGGATATGTATGTTATTTAAAATCAGCAACAGGTAGAGCAATTACTTTGCCAGCACCAACAGCAGGTTTTAAAGTTAAAGTAAGCACAGCACAAGTTTTCGCAACATCTGCATGGACATTTACCTCAACAGGTGCGAACATAAGAGGTGGAGCAATCGTAAATAGTACATTTGTACCAAGTGCAGGAACAACAACAGTTACACTTTCAGCATCTGCAGAAACTTTAGGCGATTTTTTCGAATTAACATCTGACGGAACATCTTACTTTATTAATGGCAATTTTGCCACAGCAGCAGCTTGCACATTTTCATAATTAAATAATAATATAAAAACATAAATAACAATGGCAACAACAACAACAGTTACATCTAATTACGCTGGTAAGGAAGCGGGAAGCATCATAGGTCAAGCTTTTAAAGAAGCGGATACTATTTCAAAAGGATTTGTTACAGTTTACCCAAACGTAAACTATAATCTAAATTTAAGAAAAATTCAATTAACAGGAGGTAAAAGAGAATATACTTGTGGATTTTTACCAGCAGGTGCAATCACTTTAAGCGAAAAAATACTTGCTCCTAAAAAATTTAAAGATGACTTTAGTGTTTGTAAAGAAACATTTAGAGCACAATGGTCAGAAGATACAATGGGTGCATCTGCTCACAACGATAATGCTCCTAAAGATATTATGGATGCTATTTTAGTTGAAAAATTAGGACAAACAGCTGAAGAATTAGACAGCAATATTTGGAATGGTAATGCTACAAATGCTGATGAGTTCGATGGTTTCTTAAAATTATTCCTTGCTGATGCAGAAGTAATCGATGTTGATTTACCAGCTGCAACAACAGAAGCAAACGTAGAAGCAAACATCAAACTTGCTTTAGCTGCTGTTCCAGTTGCTTTAAGACGTAATAATTTAAAAGTAGGAGTTTCTTCTGACATTTACCAAGCATATACTTTCTTATTAATATCTAAAGGTATTTCTAACGGATTAGGTGGAGATGCTAATACGGCTATTAAAATGGGTAAATACCTTTTAGAAGAAGTAAACGGTTTGCCTACAAACACAATCGTAATTGCTGACCCTAAAAACTTAATCTTTGGAACAGGATTATTAGCTGACCATAATGAAGTTGTAATGGCTGATGAAGATGAAATCGGTTTATTGACTGGATTAGTAAGAGGTACAATGGTTTACAACGCTGGAGTAAATTACTACAACGGTGCTGAAATCGTTTGGGCAAGAGAAATATAATAATAAGTAATTAGGGCAGATTAGTTTCTGCCCTTATTTTAAAAATAATAAAATATGGCAGTATGTGATTTTATAGTAAGCGGTCGCTTACTCGAATGTAAAAACTACGCAGGTGGTTTAGTAAATGCTTTCCTTGCTCCTTTTACAGATATCGCACCAACAGTAGTGGATTCTGAAATGACTGGATTAGGAACGCTTGATGAAGTATTTAAATTTGAATTAAAAAATTCAGGTAATACAGTTATAGAAACAGAAACAGCTTCAAGAGATAACGGAACAACTTTTTATGATACAGCTTTAAATATTATGTTAACGGGGTTAACTGCTCCTTTACTTAATCAAGCTAAATTATTATCAAGAAATAGAATGTTAGTATTTTTAGAAGATAATAACGGGAAGTTTCATTGTTTTGGTTTAAAAAATGGGGTTGATAAAACAACAGGAACAAGAGAATTAGGTGGTGCTTTAGGAGATTTTTACGGATTGAAATTAACACTTCAAGCATTAGAGCCAGATGTTGCTCCAATATTGTCAAGTGGTGCTGTAACTTCTTTGCTTGCAATAGTATCAGCGGATTTTATTAATGAAGGTGCATAGTTTTTAGTTTAATAAATAGATTGGTTATTAAAGCGGATTTTTATAGTCCGCTTTTTTTTTAAATCAAAAATGATTTTTTACGTTATTATAGTATGATAATATTTAAACCTGAAAATCAAACTCAAACAATAACTGTTATACCAAGATATGACGTTGAATTGGTAGATATTAATCTACGCAATGAGTCAAAAGCAACATCAGAATTGTTTGAAGAAATATCTACATCATATGCAAACGGATATATGACTTTATCAATTGATAAAAATGTATTAGAAGCTGAAAGTTACGAATTACAAATAACATCTTCAGAAACGCAAGATGTATTATTTAGAGGTAAAGCATTTGCAACTGATGTTGTAGATTTACAAAATTATAAAATAACAGTATAATGGGGGAAGTAAAAGCAATAAGTTTAGCATCGCATAAAACAGCAGTTTTTGAAGAAGTTAAACAAAGTGGAAAAAAATATATTTTAAACGGACAAAATAATAGCGGTTACGATTACGTTATTAACCGTTATAAATATTCTCCAACAAATTCAGCTATTTTAGATAGTTACGCATCATTTACTTATGGGCGTGGATTAACTGCTAATTACGATGTTTCTTTAGCACCACAAATGGCGGTTGTTCAAAGTCTATTTAAAAAAGATACGGTTAGAAAATTAGTAAAAGATTTTGTTTTATTTCACGAATGTAGCTTTGAGATAATTTTAGGCAAAACAGGAAATGAAATTGCAGAAATAAACCACTTGCCAAAAAATAAAGTAGTACCAAGTGAGGTTAACGAAAAAGGAGAAATAGAGTCTTATTGGTACTCTTATGATTGGAGTAATTTAAGAAAATATCCAGCGGAAGAAATACCAGTATTTACACCTGACACTAAAATTAAAAAGACTGTTTTTGTTGTTAAAGAATATTCAATCGATAGTTTTTATTTTGCAAGACCATCTTATTATTCAGGATTAAATTATGCTGAATTAGAAGAACAAATTTCAATCTATTGTATCAATCATATTAAAAATGGTTTAAGTGCAGGACATATAATAAATGTAAACGAGGGCATAACAGATGAGGAAGTTAAAAGCGAAATAGAAAAAAATATTATTCGTAAATGGACCGGAAGCGAAAATGCAAATAAATTTATTTTATCTTTTAATTCAAACAAAGATAACGCCACAACTTTAGAAAGCGTTTCTGTATCTGATGCACACCAACAATATCAATTTTTAACAGAAGAAGCACGTAGACAATTATTAGTAGCACATAAAGTAGTTAGTAGTTCAATAATTGGTATACAACAATCTACTGGTTTTAGTTCTAATTCAGAAGAAATTGAAACAGCTTTTAATGAAACGTTATTAAACGTAATTAAGCCAATGCAAGACTGTTTAACAGATGGCTTTGAATATGTATTATCAAAAAATAAAATTAGCTTACAATTGTTCTTTGAAAGTTTACGCCCTAAAGTTGAAAAGACAGTAGAAGTTGTAAAAATGAGTGCTGAAAAAAAAAGTAATCTTGATAATGAAGTAGCTGATGCACTTATTAAATTAGGGGAAGATATAGATTTAGAAAAATGGGATTTAGTAAGCGAAGCACCTGTTTGTTATGAAGATGATGATAAATTTCATTCATTTGCAACAACAGGAACTGCTTTTCCTAATGCAAAAAGCGAAAACGATAGCAAAGATTATAAAGTAAGATATAAATACAACGGTCAAATAAGTGATAATAGTCGTGAATTTTGTCGTAAAATGATAAATGCTTCTAAAATATATCGAAAAGAGGACATTCAGAACATGAATAGTTTAGTTGTTAATGAGGGTTGGGGCGAATATGGAACAGAACCTTATTCTATTTGGAAATTTAAAGGCGGTGGTGCTTGTAGACATAATTTTTTACGACAAATTTATGTTTCAAAAGGTTTTAAAGTAGATGTAAATAGCCCTTTAGCTGAATTAATTAATATAAATGATGCCCGTAGAGATGGATTTAACAAAGATTTAAACGATAATGAAGCGTTTGTAGTACCAAATACGCTTCCAGATAACGGATTTTTACACAGAAAATAGAATGATACTACTAATAACACCACAGCAAGTAATTGAAAAAACTCCTTTAAACGGCAATATTGACTATGATAAAATAGTTCCTTGTATTGAAGATGCACAAGTAACAGATTTAGAGCCGTTAATTGGACAGATTTTATATGATAAAATATTGACAGACTTTGAAAATGAAGATTTGACAGGTAATTATGAAACGCTTTTTAATGATTTTATAATTGATTATCTAATTCGTGCAAGTGCTAAAAATTTATTGTTTACTTTAGCATATCAAATATCAAATGGTGGCGTTTATAAACATACAGCAGAAAATGCAGAAAGCGTATCTAAATCAGAAGTAGATTATTTAATGGTGCAACAAAGAACTAAACAAGAAGTTTATGGTTCACGTATGCAAAAATGGTTAATAAAAAATAGTATTCCTGAATATTTACAATTTAGCGATATTGTATCAAGAAAAAAACAAAATGTAGGAAGTTGGTATTTTGGAAACGGAAATGATTGTTGTACTAAAGCCGATGAATATTTATGAAAGAAAAAAAACCAAATATAGCAAGGTTAAGAAACGAAGAAAAATTAAAACAATTTCTTTTCAAAAGAGAGTTAACAAAAGAAAAAAAAGATGGCAAAGCAAATAATTAATATTGGTACATCAGCAAATGATGGTACAGGTGATAAAATAAGGAATGCTTTTGCTAAAGTTAATTCTAATTTTACGGAGTTATATGATGGTGCTGGTTCTCAAACTTTAAACCAAGTTTTAATAGAAGGCAACACAACAGGTGGCGAAGATATATCTATTTCAAATGGCGATAAAATATTATTAGACAACGGAGCAAACTTAAAAAAAGGAACAACAGATGCTGGACTTGGTGGCTCAAAAGGAATAGCTTTAAGATGTGCAGTTGATTATGAATTAAAGTGGGAAGCTGGTCGTTTATATGTTATGGGTGGCGATGGCTTTACAATTCGTGAAGTATCACACAACTTTACAACTACACCAACAGTAACAGACGATGATACTAAAGGATTTGTAGTTGATTCTCGATGGATTTTAGACAATGGAGATTTATACGTTTGTACAAATGCTACAACAGGTGCTGCGGTTTGGGTGTTACAAGTTGAGGGCGAAACCCTCGCTACTTTAGGTGCTTTAATTTCAACTGCGGGAGATGCAACACCAAACGATTCAGACTATGTTGCAACTTCATTAACTGCTGGTGGACTTCTTAAAAAAATAACTTGGACTAATGTAAAGGCGTTTCTTAAAACTTATTACGATACGATTTACCAAGTGATATTAACGGAAAGTGTATTTGGTACATTCTTAAATAGTTTAACTTCTAAAAATACCTTAATTGATGCTGATTTAGTTTCAAGTGTTGACACTGCTGATAGTAACAAAGCTAAAAAAACAACTTGGTTAAATGTTTGGACTAATTATATTAAGCCAAAAGTAGATAGTGCTATATTATCAGCTAGTAATTGGACATTAACAGGGAATGATATATGGAACTCCAATTCAGGTAATGTAGGTATTGGAACGGGCGTTGCTGCAAGAACTAAATTTGAAATTAAAGCATCCACAGGTGTTTTTTTTCAATTTTTAAACACTTCAACAAGAGCTTTTCTTCAATGTTTAAATGATACGACTAACTCAATTCCTTTAGATATAAATGCCGAAGAAATATTATTAAAAGCACAAGCACAAGATGCTCTTAAATTATCAGTTACATCTGCTAATTTTTATAAATTACCAATAGTTGAAATACCTAATTCAACAGAGGCATTTCTTTTAGAATTAAATAACACATCAGCAACAGCGAATCAAAAAAGCACTATTACCATTAAAGGAGCAGGATATACTACGGCATTAATTAAATCAAGATTGTACGGTTTAGCGGCTGGAGGTACTTTTGAAGTGTTTACAAGAAATACATCAGGGGTTGTTGATGAAGTAATGATTATAGATGCTGATGGACAATTAAAAATAACAAAAACACCAACAACAGGCACTACATCTGATAAGTTATTAGTAAGAGATACTAGCGGAAATGTTAAACAAATAGATTATCCAGCAACAATGACTAATGTAGCTGGAGGATTAGTTCCAACGCCTCCAAATAACACAACTACATTTTTACGTGGAGATGGTACATTTGCAGCACCTGCTGGTGGCGGAGGTTCATCACAAGTAAAACTTTCTTCTCAAACATTAACAGCAGGTTCGTGGACACTTGTTGGAAGTTATTATGAATATACTTTTTCTAATGCTAATATAGTATCAACAGGATTTGTAACTTTTACACCTAATAACGCAAGTATTAACGAGGTTTCAACGTGTAGAATGTTACCACAAATAGATGCAGCAACAGGCACTTGTAAGTTTTATTC